CATCCATTGCAGATTTTCCCATTGCGATGTTGTCAGCACCAGAAACATCAGCTCCACCTAACGCTGAAAGACCAATCGCAATGTTTTGATCTGCAACTCCGTCAGAAGCGGCTAATGCAGAACGTCCTATAGCGATATTGTCTGCACCATCTGGTGAAGCACTTAGTGCCAATCTTCCTATAGCTACGTTATCTGTTCCAGTTGTTAAAGCATCACCAGAAGTTAGTCCCATTCCAATATTATTAGAACCAGCAGTTACAGCAGTTAATGCAGATTCACCAATTGCAATATTACCTTCAGCTTGACCCGCACCACCACAAGCAAGTACTCCTGCACCTAATGCTAGTTGACCAATTGCTATATTCAGACAAGCGGTAGTACCAGCACCGAGTGCGTTTGTTCCCAATACTACGTTACATTTTCCTGTAGTTATAGCATCACCAGCAGCACATCCAATTATAGAGTTTCCTACACCAGTAGTAACACCAACTGCAGCTCCCCCTCCAATTGCAACGTTCCCCAATGCATCTTGTGTATCTACACCTGAAACTGTTCCTTTTGCCATTTTTATTTCCTAAAATACTGGTGCTGAATGAACAACACCAGTTATATTATTATTATGTTACTTACTATTATGCAACGTCATCTAAAAGTGCTGCAACAATACAATCAGCTGTTCCTGTGGATGTAATTGCATGAACAGCAGCTACTGTTGTAAGTGTAAGTCTTGCATACCAACTTTCACCAGGCCCAACATAGATATTTCCTGTAGCGGCTGCAGCAGTTCCAGCAGCAATATTAATATAAACAGATGTAGTCGCATGAGTGTTCTGTATGAATATAAACTTGACTGTATCCGCAGTATGAACTGCCGTAGGTGCTGTATCATCATCGACTGCTGTATAATCTGTAAAATACCCAGCAATTAAATCAGTTGAAGCGGCACTTACGGAAGTGAATTTGTAATACCATTTCTCGGTTGAATCGGCAGGAGTAACGGTCATTGCTCCTGAGATAGTTTTAGCAATCTCGTCTGGTAATACGGTAAATGTTCCTGAGACTGTTGCAGCATCTGCCATTTTGTTTTCTCCTAAAGTTTATTTAAAGTTCTTATTATTATTATTTATATTTAATTACTTATTGCACTAGCTTTAAAACCAGCAACTATTGAATATCCTGCACGATTTGCCAAGTAAACATACCAACCACTCGCATCAGCTGTTATTCCTACACCAACATTTCCATCTGTCATATCCGAAGCTGCAGAATAACCATCTTCATCTAATACTTCAAAGGTACTAGCAATATTACCAGCATCAGCGATAGTATGAAGATAACAATCTGCTGGAACTGCTTTTTCTGCACGAACAAAGAAATTTGCTATTCGATAAGCGTCATTCGTAGCGGTTACGTGCCTCACTGAAACTTGTAACTGAAATGCTGCAGTAGTGCTGTTGACCAAATCTGAACTTGATAACAACAGATTGTGTGTATCATCTGTTACTGTAATTCCTGTTCGTTGTACTTCTCCATCAGCTGCTGTAACATAAGAACCAAAATGTCTTATTGCAATTTGATGACCTGTGGCAATGTTTACTGTTTTATCAAGTGTAATTCGTTGTTGGTCTCTGTAATAATCGGTGTCTTCGACTAACAACAACCCATTGAGATAAACCATAGCATGATTTACAACAGTCAGATTTGGAACAGTTAGACTAAAAACTACATCGTAAGTTACATCAGCATCAGAGTCTCCACCAAATGAGAGTGCATTTCCATCAATATCTGTTAGAACAACATTACCTGAATCTGTTACAGTTAAAACTTTGTATCTTCCAGCTGCGATTGTATCTGTTCCAGTAGCAGAAATAACACTAATCACATCTCCAACAACTAATCCGTGAGAACCTTTAATAAGTGTATCCGCCGATGTATCGTAATCTCCGTCTGTTACTCTTGATGTTGCGTGTAAAGTTGTTTCTGCTGCTATTACTGCATGATCAATCTCTTGCATTGTTTGGGGTAAAGTTGGATTCTGAAACGCATAAGAAACAACTTCTATAATATCAGTAGAGGCAACGGCTGTATTAAAAGTTATTGTATTAGTTCCTGAAAGAACATAATCTCCCCCAGCACCAGAAGCCCCTTCTCTAAGCATTGCTCCGTTGAGATACACAAAACACGCTTGTTGGTCAAATGCTTCTGACGGATTCAGAACAGTGCCACCAGCTGCGGCAGAACCTAAATGTGTGCTCCGGCGCAAATGTTGTTTTGCGTTGTCTAGACCCCGAAATCCCGATATGTATTTAATTCCCATTTACTTTAATCCTATGTAATTAAGCATCGAAAAGAACTGATAATATTGCATCAGCACCTGAAGCAGTATCCGACACGACTGATATATCATCGTTGCCCACCAAAACTATTTTACCTTGAACGATTTCTACAGCATCCCCTGCTGGAATAGTGAGTGTTTTAGCAAGGTGTGTCGTTTTACTTCCAGCTTGTTGATAGTGAACTACGTCCACTGCAATAGAAGTTGTCAAAATGTTTGAAATCATCAAACCAACCATGATTACTGCTTTACCAGAAGTCAATCCTTGTATTCCACCACCAAACGAACCAGAACTTTGACTTACAAGATAGTATGCCGTAGTTCCTATGGCTTGTGCTGTATGATTTTTAAATTGTGTTGCCATTTTTTAATCTCTTTATTAATTAAGTGTTTCTAATAACTATTTATCCCAATGCAATTGCGATAGCAGTAGCGAATGTTTCGGTTGATATATTCTCATATGTTGTTCCGACAGTAACACCTTCTATTTTTGAATTATCGGTATTATATCGTAACGCTCCTGTTGTAGCAGCAGGTACAGTTGCGGATGCTGTAGAAGCAGGTTTTTGTGCAGACGTTCCTTTTGGAAGTACAAGTTGTCCTGTATCGTCTATATTGAATGAAGCATTAACTTCCCAATAGTTATCAGTATCATCCCATTTGATTTTATGAACACCAGTATCGCCCGGAACATATATTCCTGCGTCATCTACAAGTGCATCTGTTTGAGGCCCGACCCACGAAATTGTTCCTGTAGAGTTACTAACAATATTAGTACCGTCTTTATCAGCGAGAGTAAAAGTATTGCCATCTGTCACAGTAACTTTTACAATATTTTCAGCAAAAGTTTCGGTTTGAGAAGATGTTAGACCAGTTCCAGTTGCTGTTACTAGAAAAATAATGTCATCAGAAGATAGTCCATGACTAGCAGATGTTACAACTGGTGGTGTAGCAGCAGTATATGTTGCTCCGGCGGTTACAGCACTTTGTGTTCCGAGAACTAATGTCTTGTCTTTTACTACTGTGGTTGTTGTATTGATTTCGGAAGTTGCACCAGATACAGAAAGGTTTCCAGTAACAACAAAATCACCGGCGATTGTTAGGTCATTTCCTATTGTCGCGTCACCGGCTTGTGTAACACTAAAAATATCAGCAGAAGAGTTTGCAACTTGAAAAATCTTGGTGCCGGCAACAGCGGAATCACTTCTCATGTAAAGAGTTGGCCCTGTAGATGCACCATCACTTACAAATGAAACTAGGTTACTTGAGTGTGTTCCAGCAGAGTTTATCGATAATGCTGAACCAGTAGTCAAACTTCCTGATGTTATATTGAATGTGTTCTTTGTTGTGTGAGAAGAAACAATATCGAGTGAAGCGTTTCCTGTTGCTTTAGTGGATGTGATTTTCACACCGTATCCCGCATCCGATAAAACATTAAGAACTGTCGAACCAGCAGCATCAGCGTGTTCTTGTCTGAAATCAACAACGTTTCTTGTATCAGTAGCAGCACCAGTTGATTCGACTCTGAGAGCAGAGCCAGTTGTTAATGCAGAACCAGTAACATCGATAATTGTTCCAGTTGTCATTACCGAATCAACTACAACAGCATTTGCGGTAGTATGAGCTGAATCTATCTCAAATGAAGGAAGTCCAGTTGCAAGGGTAGAATCGACGAAAATACCCCGACCACCATCAGACTTAATCGATAATGCGGTGGTTGCAACGGCTGCAGGAGCATCATTGGTAATTTGAACTAATTTTCTTTCGGTGGTATCTGTTGATGTCGATGAAACAGTAAGTGGTGTTCCAGTAGTAAGACCATTGTTTATAATGGTAGCAGTATTTCCTGCACCAGCTGCAGATGTTACTGAAAATACATTCGCAGTAATACCAGAAGCAGCAGTGATTGTTTGTTGTGAGTTGAAAATATGTGCGAAGTTTTTTGCAGTAGAACCAAGCATAGATCCTACGGATACTCCACTTCCAGCAGAAACGTTTGTAGTTGGAATAACATTAGTTGAAAGAGTAGCATTTACGGATACAATATCATCACTTGTACTACCTATGACAGTATTCCCATTAACTGTCATATCTGTATCAACAGTCAAATCAGCCGCAAATTTTGAAGTCAAAGTTGCGTAAATTCCACCAGTTGTGAGGATTGACGCTTTTGTTCCATCCGATGCAGCGGCCAAAGCAGAGGTTATGTTCAGTGCTGTTGTAGTGGTATCGTGTGTAACCGAAATAGTATTCAAAGTGGCCGCATTAGCAACATAACTTGAATCGTCATCACGAAAAACTATTGTATTAGCAGTGATTGCGTTTGTACCTTGATTGAGAGTGGTATTCACTTCGTTGGTACGGATTCTCCAAGTATCAAACGTATCCGTTACTGCTACATTACTTCTATTTACGCCTGCCATTTGTTATCTCTTTCGATGTGATCTTGTAGTAGTTGTCGTATTTCAGTAATTTCATCACGAAGCGACAAACATTGTTGTATCTGTTCCTTCATAATATTTATATCATTTAATTTATTATGAATTTCCATTTTCTTGTGATATTCTTCTCTATTTGCCATAAGGCTTGCTCTGTCGTTTGACAATAGAGCATTGTTGTTTAAATCTCTTACTAATCCTGACTTATCTGTTTTGACTAACATACTAGAAATCCAGTGCTATTGCTTTCATGTCTTTAATTTTAGGAATCACCGTACTCGATGACGCTGCCAAAACAATTTTTAATGAGAATGTTTTAAACTTATCATATGTCTGACCGCCAGAAATATAAGTGATAGCACCATCAACAGATTTATAAGAATACTGATTTATTATACTCTCATTTGCAGAAATTAAATTTGAATCTGTTTCTTGTGTCATCAAGACGTATGGTTTTTCTTCAAAATCGCCAGGATCTTCAGCGTTCCAAACTCTGTAATAAACCTTGATTTCCGTATCTTTTGGTTTGTAAGCATTTAGAATAACTCTTATATCCTGAGCATCAAATCCATCTTCTAGGTTTACTCTTCGTGTAATGTATCGTGACTTAGAGTTACCACCAGAAGCGTTCAATTCACTCTGAACAGTTGCTGTAGCATGGTTTGAACCAGTAACTGCATCAGATAATGTTAGAGTTGGTGTTTCGTAATATCCAGTACCACCATTAGTGACAGTTATTGCAGTGACAACATTCGCAGAAACGGTTACAGATGCTGTAGCAGTTGTTCCAGATGTTGGAGCAGAAAAGGTTGCAGTAGCACCAGAAGCGGGATATCCTGCACCACCGTTTGTGATAACGATATCAGAGTTCGCAAGTGAACCTAAGTTTACTTGGTTTTCTACTGTAATAAGATTGATTCTCGACAAATCGATTGCTGGAGAAATCTTAGTGTCAGTAGTTGATATCGTAGCACGTAAGTAAAAGTTATTGGCAGCGTATGAGTTCAATCCAGTTGTACTCACAGCAGCTGCTGTCTTTTTCTGTGTAGAAAGTGTTATATTCTTATTTGCTGAGAAACTAGTAAATGTAGCGTCTATCTGTGCAGTTCTATTAGCATCAGATGCAACAGTCTTCGACTCATCGATGCCCCTGAAGGAATAGTCGATAGAAGTGTTAGAGAACGTCAACTCACTCGTTGATAGCTTAAACACATCGTAGTTGATGCCAGAAGTGTTGCCAGACAAAGGTTCTGCAATACTAGACAGATATACCGCGTGTGTGCCTGTGTTGAATTCACATCTGTTCACTCTGAACATCATTTGTTTTTCAACGTTTGGTTGCCAAATAGAAGAGTTCTGAGGTTGATAGAAAGATGCAACAAATGGTTGTTGTGAAACTTTTATGTCTGTTGTATTCTTTACTGTCTCTCCTAAGTTTGCAATATGAACACTATAAGCATCAGAAGGTGTGGTCAAAACAATAGCGTATTCATCTGGATACAGATAAACTGGTGACTCAAAAGTAAACCTTGTAAATGTTGCATCTGTTGCAACACTTGGTGCTGATGAGTTTGCAGTTGCATCCGATGGATTCAGTATTACTTCAGAGAAAGGAATAATCTGTGAAGAACTAGGAACTTCGTTGATTACTGGCCTCAGTTGAAGAGTGACCGGCATCGTCGCATCTACTGTAGAAAAGAATATGTCTATACTACTTGCATATATTCCATTTTCATGTTCACTCTTGTCAACTATGAATGTCTGTGAAAGTGGGTTTATCCAGTTAGTTGATGTGGAAACACGATTGATTGTATCCTGTGTTACGTTCTTTTCTTTTACGTTTTCTCGTTTTGCGTCCATCGGTCTTGTTGATGACATTCTTCCTGTGCGAGATTCAAGAAGACCCTGAACTCTAAAGATTCGTTCAGCAACCGATTCTGTGCTTGCAATGGTATCTGTCGAACTATCTGTTAGACGGAAAAGTCTTTCTCCGACTCTAAACGTATTCTCAGGAATAACCAGTTCACCAGCAACCACACCATTTCTATCAGCTTGTAACGCGGTAGAAAATGTAGGATTATTTGTCGCTACTGCCGAAACGTTACCATTTGATTTAGCAGAACCAGTTCCTGTGAAAAGTTCACCAGTAGCAAACCCACCGGCTCCTGTAACGGTAACAGAAGTTGTTCCCGAACTAATGTATATCCCACTAGTAGCACCAACTACAGAAGTTGTTGTTGTTCCAAAGTCACCTGAAATACTATTTACAGTTATTGTAGCTGCAGTAGCATTTACTGATTGTAACGTTGCTGTCGCGGTAGTCGTTGAGTTTGAAAATGTAATACTTTCACCTATAACAGCATCTGGATCAACAAGATGAGTATTAGCAGATAAAGTAACTGTTTGAATGATATCACCAATTATTACACTTGATGAGTTTTGATAAAGTGAAACTCCTGTTGCTCCACTCGAACCAGTTACAGTTTGTTTATCTCCCCCTGTACCAAAAACACCAGAGTTAGCAGAACCTGTGTTTGCTGTATAAGATAGAACATATCCCTGTTTTGTATTCGCACTTACTAATGTGTTATCGAAATAAGGATAGAACGTGCCGTTTGGTTTCACACCCCTTGCAACAAATGATATTGTCTGTTGTCGAATGTAAGGAACTATGGTAATACTGACTGTTCTATTTCCCACAGCTCTTTTTATTGTCTCAGGTGGTGTAGATGAAATTATACCAGTTCGTGTTTTGTTTTTACTTGTGACATTTGTGTCTCTGGAAATAGTATTTGATGTTGTTCCTGTTTTACGACTCTTAATCAAATTGTCGTTGTTTACCTGAACACCACTCCAAGTGAAACTCCAATCATCCCATTGTTTATCAAATCCGTTGTTGTTTCCCTGAACCCAATGGTCATTCAAACCCTCAAGATTGATAAGAACAGTTGGGCGACCAGTTTCTGCAAACCAAACATCATTTGGTGGAGCAAGGGTCAACTGTCCGTTGAACTGAGTTGTTGAATATGGATTGATTGTTTCTGTGTTACTCGCAAGTGGTTGAACAACAAGATTTGCAGAACTATAAGCAAGTGTAATCAAATCTCCTGTTTTTGCCGTATTCGCACTTGAACCAGTTGTATCGATGTCAAACCTGAAAGAGTCAGCACTGAATGATGGTCTTAGTTCTTTCAACTCAAAGTCGATAGCTGCTTTGAAATCTTCATTAGAAACGTCACCGATATTGTGACCGTTGAATGAGTCAACTACTATACCATTTTTGAATCTTTCTGTTCCACTCGCAGAATCTTTAATCGAAAGATCGTTAGCTTCTTTTTCTAATAGTGTGAGTGCTGTATAGTATTCTAATTGGTCTACTCTTTTCTCGATTTTGCCGATGTCTCTCATTGTGAATCGGCGATTGTCAATATATTGAGTGTCACAATCAGAAGCATTGAAAGTAAATGCTGGAATATCCAGATTATAAAGAGTCATCGCATCTTCATCATCTGCTGGTAAAATTGGGTCTTCTGAAGAAATACCAGTTATTACTTGGAAAGTTCTGTCTTTTGTTAGTGTAAGTTTGTCTTTTCTTGGCAAGTAATAAACAACGTTTGCTGTTATACTTACATCTGCATCTGGTAAATCGTCATTAGCAAGAAGACCACCGGCACCAGTTGCACCATTTGCAACACCTTTAGTTGGGCGAAAGTCAATACAATCTCTCAGTTGTTTTGTTATACCAGTTGAGGGACTTGTGAAAGAAGGTATATCAGCGTAATCGTCACTATATGATTCCACCGAAAAGTAAGAGTTTGCAGCAGAATGAGAGTAATAATCAAAAGTGATGAGAACGTTATTTGCTGGTGGTGTTTGACCAGCTTTCAGAGTAATCGAACCATGATCATAAAAATTATCCTTTTGACCATTATTGAAAGAAAACCTTGAAGTAATATTATTAACGTGTGCTGTATTTCCCTGAGCAGTTGATACAATTGCAAACTGAGTTGCGGCATCACTTCCAGCAGCTGCAGCTTCGATTACGTTTGTTACTTGTAACACATCCGAAACTCCAAGACTTTGTGTTCCAGTGACAGCAGCAACTACTGCATGACCATTAGCTAATCTCTCATTATGTTGAGCGTCAGTTCCAGCAGTATCCAAAAGAACACCACTATGAGTGATACCCGAAGCAGCTGCAATAGAAGTTGCGTTTACTCTTGTTTTTGTTTTTGGAGATTTAGCAGCATAATCACAAGTTGCGTAAACTAAACCAGACAATGTTCCTCCACCAAAAGTAACACCATCTCGTCTTGGTGTTATTGTTACTTGATTGGTAGCAGCAGTACAAGTGACAATCACATCTATAACTTCACCAGATGCAATAGCAACAGAATCTCCTGTTCCTGTAGCAGTTACACTTGCTCCATCAGTAGCAGCAACCAAAATATAGTTCGCTGCGGGATTTGATAGTGCAGTTCCTGCTCCAGCCAGACCCTCTGTTTCAAAAGTTGAACCAGTAGGTGAAGTAACAGTAGCACCAGTAGAAGTTGCAAATGAAAATGAAATAGCTATTTTTTCTTTTCTTTGATACTTGATTCCTTCAGCAGTGAAGGTTGTTCCATCTTGACTACCAATACCTTTGACATTATCAAACCCGATAGGAAATACTAATGAGTTTGTATCAGTATCAAATAGTTGTGTGTTACTTGTTGCATCTCCTGTATCAACTTTACTTGTAAGGTCAATATCCATTCCGGGCGTGTTTGCGAGACCATAAGTAGAGTTTGCTATTGCAATTGACTCCATCTCTCTTGTAGAAGATGTGATTGACACTTGATTAGCAATATCGACACTAGTTGAAAAAGCAAGATTTATTGTAGCTCCAATTCCATTTTCATTTAAAATTTTATCACCCGAATCTGTCAGGGCACTTCCATCCGTGCTGTTTATGATTATATCACCATCACCAGTAGATTCTTCAAGTCCAATACCTATAATCACACCAGATAAGATAACTTCTCTTGTTTCGGAACCCAAAGTAATTTTTGCACCATCATAAGCACCAAGTTTAGTAGAAGTTTTTGCGGCTTCAAGAAGTATAGAAGTTTCTCCTGAAACATATCCTCCTATACCAACATTTGCTGTCAACGAACTCAATGCAGTATCGAAAATATACATATCAAAAATAGCGGTATTACTTGTAGCTACATTCGTAAATGCACCCGAATCATAATCAATTTGACGGATTCTGGTAGTTCCAATTTTCGTAGAGTTGTAACTATTTGCTGTAGTGCTTACGATATTTGATAACTGGACGCTGTGCAAGTCAAAACTTGTTGCAATAGCTTCGGGGTCAAAGTTCGATTCTTCAGAGTTACCAGCATTGAAGTTTGTGACTTTTACGTTATTTCCAAAGTTTGGATTGATAGGAAATGTTGTCTGTGTAAATACTTCTCTTCCTTTTTTGACATCAACATATTCTGCACCGATACTCTCGTATTCATAACCCTTGACGTATGCTTTTCCTGGCTCTAGTGCAGCGGAAACACGATTGTTATTGTGTAATACCTGAGATGTTCCATCACCCAAAGCAGTGGAAACAACCATCGATGTCGCGTTGGTTATTGAAGAAACGTTTGCCGTCGCGGTGGAATCAGAAGAAAGATATATGTTATCTCCTACCACAAAGTCATTTTCAAAATCTGTGAGAACACCAGTAATAGTAGTATCAACTGACGCGGAAGTAACTCCTGTTGCTCCTTGATGGTCTATAACTTGAATAGGAAATGGTTTGATTGTGTAGTCACCCGATTCATCGTATGTTCTTCTTGCGAGTGTTTTTTCAATCTCACCATAAACTGGATATTTTACGTTCTTAGTTGGAGTTCCAGCAACTACTCTCATCAACTCAATAAAGTTAGAATCTGCATTAGCAGCAACAGGGTCAGTTGATGTTGTTTGTTTTTTAGCAAGAACGAGTTCAATCTTGAAACGAGTTGCGCCCGGAGCATTTGCATTTGTTGTTCCAGAAGCGGAATCGAGAAGTGTAGTATCAGTATCACTATCGATAATAGATTCTGTTGTTGTTAATCCAAGTCTGTATGTGGGTTCGTTACTATATTTTTCAAGAACTAATGTTTGTGCGAGACAAAGAACAAAAAATCCATTTACAAAAAATACACCACGATTGATACTAACAATAGATGCACCACCAGTATGAGCAATAGAAGCAACAGTTGCTGTTGTGGAAATCGAACCTTCTAGGTAAATCGTTGACCCAGCGGTAAAAGCTGTTCCAGATATGAATTTGACAATGAGTGTGGGAGCATCAGAACCGACTAAATCGATTGCAGCTATGACTTGAGCTCTTGTTACTCCTGCACCAACCGTTACACTTGTATCGGAAATAATACTAGATGAGAAGTCAGTTGCAGTATCAGCAGTAGTTAATTTCAGAAAGGTTACTTCTGTATCTAAAGTAACTTCTCCACCAAGAACTTTACTTCCATCCTTGAAGATATGGTCACCTAAACGAGATGACTGTTTCTGTAGAATTGTCTGTAACTGAGTAAGTTCTCTTCCTTGAACGGCAAAGCCGGGACGGAAAAGAACTCTTAGAAACTGTTTGTCCTCATCGTAATCGTCATAATAAGGAGTAACGTTAAAATCTGTAGTAACATTTGCCATTTATTTTTTAAATCCGTATTATTTTATATTTTTTGTAATGGTTCAATTTGCCCGAAGCAATTATTTGTAACAAAAATAAAACTTTACAATCGCTCAGAACTCGATGATAAGCAGAACTCGATTATTAATTTTATATCTTCCGTCTGATCAGCTGCACGAGCAACAGGAGCACGATTTTCAATATAGATTATTTTACCAGAACCGATTTGCATCGCACCATTTGCTACATTTGTTAATACAGCATTACCGCCACTATATGTAATAGCAGCAATTGACGTAGATACTCCTGTAAAACTACTTGCAACGTTTGATGTTGTACATTGGAAAGAACCAGGCTTTCCATCATACCCTGCACTTGTGTTGGCTCCATTCGTAATATTGACAACTGTCATCGTACTTGCTGAAGCGTTGACATCAATAACATATCCTGTCGCACCATTTGCACCAGTAGCGTTTTGACTAACTGTAATATCATTAGTAATCGCAGCTGTATTAGATGTAAATGTAAATGTTTTTGCTTGAGTAACAGCAGCATCTGTGATTCTTGTGTGTCCAGCATCTTGGTTAGGGTCAGTCAACAAACCAATTTTACGGAAATCATTTGTTGTTGTAAATTTTCCTGACTCATCCTGTGTAAGTTTTGTGTTTATCATTATAAAGAAACCACCCAACTCTGCAACAGGGTCATATCCATGTCCACCTTTTGGGGGAAGAATGGTTGTAATAGCTGCACTAGATCCAGTTCCAAGTCCTTGTTGTTCTACTGACAAGGTTGCTGTCGTATAACTGTTACCACCACTTACTACTGTTACACCACCAACCGCATCCGTATCTGAACTATTCGCAGTCAAGATAACTTCAGCACCATGACCATCTCCGTTTATTTTTGCAAATGGAGCAACATTGGCAGTTATTGTTCCAGATAATGCAGGAACAGTTGCGTCCAAAGTAAGTGTAGCATTCGGTGAAGAATAACTCATATCAGTGATTTTTCTCACATAAGAAGCACCACTAAAAGTAAAATAAATTGAAGAGTTATTATAATAGTCTGTCGTTGTAAGAGTTGGATTGGCCATAGTGAGTGTTACGCTCTCACTGGAGTTTGTTATCGTCAGATTATTTTCAAAGTGATATCCAGTACCATCGGTATTGACAACAAAAACATCCAAAGCACCATCAACTGTATTGAATTCGATTGTCGCTTGGTCTGAACCATCATTTTTTGCTCCACTAGTACCCAATCCACCAGCACTCCCTGTATTTCCGTATGCGTTAGCATCTCGTAATTGTTTTACAGGAATATAACTCGATGTCACAAACTTCAGAGCATCGGATGCGGAAATGGAATACATATACTTCCAAATATAACCATCAGCAAGTGCGGCAGGAGCTCCAGCATCAGTAGATACTGCTGTTGGTTCGACTGTCGAAACTTGTGGATAATTTGTACCACTTATTTCTACTTCTGCGTTATAAAGACACTTGTAAACATTGAAGTTGGTATTCATTACATACATTGGATACAAACTTGCGGTAGCTGTTCCAGTTCCAGATGTATTTGCTAATGTCTGTGATGTTCTCGTAGATAAAAGTTCACTTAAAACTCCAGTATCTTTGAACATCGAATAATGTTGACCAGTTGTCCAGTTATGTCGAGTAACAACGTGACTTACATCAGCTGAACCAACTTTTTTAGCAGCAATCATATCCTGCCAATGAGAATATGATGTATTTGATGTTGAGTCAGAGGAAGGACTTGTATTTGTGCTTGGGTCTGGTATTGAGGTATCACTAAAAGACCCCGACCACGAATCAGATTTTCCAATGAAAAGATATGCGTTTGTTGAAAAAGCCGTAGAAACAGCAGTATTAGAAGTAGCTGTTCCTCCAATTAAAGCTCCCTCATCAAACATTTCAAAAAATTGTCGAGAGTTATGTATTCTAAAATTCTGTGTTACTAATGCAGGCACGGCTGATTCTCCTTGAGATTTCTATGTTCTGATATATTTATACCGAAACTCTTTGGTCTATTTGATGTCTGTGAAAAAGGAATCCATTATTATTTTCATAAGGAACACCTTTATAACTAAATGGTTTTTCTAAATGTATTAACTGTCGTGTAGTATCTGACTCGTTGACTGTAACAATCGAATCTTCAGTCATTATTCTGTCACCAGCGTCTGATGTTCCGTCTGTGCTGTCTAAAACAATATTGTCAGTAACATTATCTTCATCTGATATGTACTTGGCACCAATCGTTACAAATTCAGAATCAGTAATGATAATCTCATCACCAGCAGCAGTTGTATTAATATCTATCTTTTCCAATTCTATTAATATTGTTCCTATATTTGATACGGTTCCACTATAAGATGCATCCGTTGCAGGTAAACTGTCATCAAGTAGTAATGCTTCACCAGCATTAGCAGTTCCGTCTGTACTATCTAGGATGATCTGACTTTCGATTTCTAAAAATCTAGGTCTGGTTACTAAAGTATCACCAGCGGAAAATGAACTACTAAAATCCGCAGGTGCAGTAAACTCATATTCGTGTATTTGATAATCCCCAAACTCTCCAATATATTCATTTCTCATCAAACCACGAAATGGATCGATTCCACTTGATATTTCTTTTCCTTGACGGAATAGTTTTCCATTTGTTGTGATAGTTTCATTGGATATATCAAAATCTATGTTAGTTCTATCATCTGGTAATCCTGCTTCACTTAAAGTAAACTCTAATCCTTCTTCTGTTTTAATTAATCCAGTGTTAGAATATTCACCTTGATATTTTGAATCACTATCTGATATTCCATCTTCCTGCAATGCAAATCCACCATCTTCTAAGATAATATTTGCTTCGGATTCTGCATCTGTTACTCTGAAAAGTGTACCATTTATATCTTCTAAATTATTTCCAATAAAATCATCTAGATAAATCTCATCATTATCATGAAGGAAATGTTGTTCGGATGTTGTTATTTTGGTTCTAGCTTCTTCTGCGAGCATATAATCACCTGTCTCATTAAGAACTGCACCATCTTCAGCATAAGTCTCTAGGTATAAGTATTTTTCGACTTCAATGTTACTTATATCTTTGACCGACATAAGAGAGAAAAATTCTGCGGGATTTCCAGAAGTTTGCAGAAGTTTATTCAGAAGTTCTATTACACTCTCAATAGATTCCGCTTCTATTCTGAGTCTACCAAAGTTTGAATGTTCTCCCACACCATAATCAACAGAAGAAACTGGAATACCGTCTTCTAGTAATATTGTTCCTTCTAGTGAGTCTTCTAATCTCATAGCAGGAACACCCAATGTCAATTGAATTTCGGTAGGTGATACTTTGAATTCAATTTCTATATTGAGTTCAGTAGTAACTTGAGTTTTAAGATCATCGAGAACAAAACTGATAAACTGCTGTCCCATCTCTCGATATATCGCTTTACCATCATCATCAATCGAATTGATATCATTAGCACCTCTATCAAACATTTGTGAGTTTAATAGAGTTACAATCGCAACTTCACCGAATAATTTAAATCCAGCAGGGTGAAGAAGTTTCAACACATCTTCTTGCCAAACATCAATCGAATCTGTTGTTTGTAGAACGTAAGAATAATCTTGATAATAATTGTTATCTTGAACTTTTTTTCTAGAACTTGGTTGACCAGATTGATCAGCAAACACACCTTCTTTAGTCTTTGTTGGTGTAATCACAGGAGTCAATGTTGCTTGAGTGGATTGAACTGGTGCTGTCACAGAAGGATCAGTGAGATAACCATGTCCATATTCACTCACGGTAACCGCGGTGACAGTTCCACCCAATGTTCCAATTGAGATTGAAGCATTGTTTCCGAGAAAACCACCATTTACTGTGTCTACTTCACCCCTATCAGTATAATAAGAGTTTTGTATAGTTGCAGTTGGTGTTGATTCATATCCACTACCATGAGATGTGATAGCAATAGTATTGATTGTTCCAAAAGTTTGTTGTTCAAGTGTCATCGCACTCTTCATAGGAGTGTTCGCATTTGAAATGAGAGTTACTGCACCTTCTGTAGTTCCAGTTCCAGAAGTGGTAATAGTGAACACACTTGAATTAGCTACTGTTGTAGGAGTGAAAACTGCCCCATCATCACCAGTTCCAGAAATTGTTCCAGAAGTAAAATCGTGTGTGATAGACAAACCAGATATAGTAGAATTTAGAGCAGTTCCTCCATCTACATCAATATTGACATCTTCGCTGTTTATTCTACCCTCTCCCGAAATGGATGCACTATAAAGTGCCGAGTCTTCTGGAATTCCATCATCTTGAATCAATTCTCCTGTTCCTGTAGCGGTTTCTAGTTCTATTTGACCTATTCCATTTGGATTGATAAGATAGACAGTATTTCCATTTGAGAATGTTCCAAGAGTAGAATGACCAAAGACAGTTTTAGTCGAACTTTCGTAACGAGTAATGGTGAATTGTTTAGATGTGGAACCAAATGTTGCGTTGTCAGTTAGCATATCATCTTCTACTGGGTCAGAACTAAAATCATTGTTGATAGTAAAAAATTGATATACATTATGACCAGCACCAATAGTATTAGTTACAGTTGTTCCTGTTCTAGAATACGTTCCACTCAAAGCAATTAATCCAGCAGCTGCAGTTGTATAGTTAGCATCATCAAAGTCAACATCGGATGAAGGGTTGGTAATTGTTTGGTCAAAAACCACCACATTAGTAGCACCAGAAATCGCCGCTCCAGTTGAATCGAATAGAAAAAGAAAATCTCCGTTTACTATTGCACCGAGCGAAGTATTTTCTCTCGACCTGTCGTATGTTCTCATTTCAGAATTATCGATAGAAATAATTTCTCCGACCTTTGTTGCGTCAGCAAAGGTTTCATCGTTTGCTACCAGATAACCAGAAACAACCGCGACTCCAAATGGTACTTCTTCGGTTACTCCTGTTATATTGAAAGTTTTTGTCTGGACTGCTTCAAACAATTGTGTAGTGAGAAGTTCAACTTGATAAGTATCTCTAACTGTTGCAACTACTGCTTCTGCCGTAACCTCAACGTTAGTATCAGTATTATCAAATGTAAATGCATCATCTAACTGAAAACCATTACCACCATCTGTTATGGGCATCAATGTTACTTGGTCACCAGTAGTGGCCGTAACTGTAGCAGCTCCACCAAATCCAACAAGAGAGGCACCCTCTTCATTATTCAGTATTCCTTCAGCCGAGGAATCACCAGTATAAGAGATTCTTGTTTCTGGTAAACCATCTTCCTGTAACAGAAAACCCTGAAATCCTGTAATTGCGAGGTCTTCCAATTCCATATGAGTAGTATCAGAAACTATTGTGATGGAATCACCTATATCATATCCAGTTCCACCGTCAGTAATTTCTATATCAGTCAACATACCTAGAATAATTGCCGACAGAGTATCACCCGAAACTAGGGTAGCTGAAAAAGTTTCTCCAATTGTAAAAGCCCCCGATTCATTTGTCAACACCAATTCTATAAGAGGAATAGTTCCAAGTTTTCTTGTGGTAACATTTGAAACGAAAGCTGTTGAGCCAGAGATCAATCCAGTAATCGTAAGACCGTTGAAGTTCAAATAATCAGCATCATAATCCAACTGTAGTATTGTATCTTGATTCCAAATCCCATCGGATACTTTGAGTAAATCTGTTTTGGGATAATAGAAATCAAGACTTTCCTGAGCATATAATGCACGGAAAAGTGTCTGAAAAGATTTTTCACTTCCCTTTGACCTATAAAACTCCTTGAGATGCTTGATGAAATATTTTAGATCTACACTAGCATCATCTCTAATATTAGGATATAGTTCTTTTTTGAACGCTTTGAGAAGACCAGATGAAGTTTCATCTGAATTGATTAGGTCTTTGAATGTCTTTGTTGCGTTGAGTGGTTTTCTACTAATACTTGTGATTGTTCCATAAGCTGCAGAGGTACTTCCAATTATAATTTCATCCGCGGCAAAATTACCATCATTGGTTGGCTCGATGAAAACTTTATTAATTCCAGTAAACGCTCCGTTTGCTTTGATTGTTCCTACTGTACCAGAAGTTTGACCAGTGACAGTTTCACCTATAGTAAATGTACTCCCATAGGTTGTTGAACCAATGGTAACAACCGAATAATATACGCAAAGAGTTTCCATAAATTCATAGTAATACTCCATGAACTTTTGGTATAGTGGAAAATCTTCACCTATAAAAGAAGGTAACTGATTTTGTACCTGAGATACTGCTTTTGCTGTTACTTTTGCTGACATAAGTTAGTAAGTAGTTGATGAACCAGTTGATGTGCCGGTAGTTGTTGATGATGTTGTTTCTGTAGCTGTAGTCGTTCCAGTACTTGCATCATTCTGCATTGTGATAGAAATGTTTGTATTGGCAATTTCAAAAATCTGATTTCTAATCGGTGTCAAATCATTCTGTGCTGGTGTAATAGTAAAATCCAATGTCGCACCCACATACGAATCTGGTTTGAATGAACTAATTGAAATATTTCCATTTGAATATGCAACTGTTCCAGCAGTATTAGAAAGAATAACCTTATCCGACCCTGAAAGATAGAATATTCTCAGTGTTCCGTCCAAATCATCTATAAAACAAGATGTATAGGATGTTCCTGCTGCATCGGTAAATGCGAAGGCGGAAGAGGTCACAGCACCTTCGTAAGTTGCGGAAGGATTAAATATTGGATTGTTGAAACTTATGGTATACGCATTATTTGCTGTTGTTGATGGTTCTAATCCCTTTTTAGCGGTTAGAGTAGTCAGGTTACTAATGACCGATGTTTCCGTATTGTCTATCAAAGTCGAAAGAGTGGAGTATCTAAAAGCAGCTCCAAACTTGAGTAAATTATTTGTCTTGTAGTCCTGAATGGTATCGATGACCAATTCTGCTACAGCACCAGATGCTAACGATGTTAGTCGAGAATCATATTTTACAGTTGTAGTAAAAATCAAGTCAATGATATCTGGATCAACAACTTCTGGTGTTATCGAAACCATATTGTAACTTGATACTGCAGCCTTAATCAGTCCAATCTGTGAAGTAGAAAGAGATGATGCTCCAGTTGGTTTTGCTGAAATAAAAACTTTTCCGTAAGCAGGAGTAGCATTATCCTGACCACCCCAAACAGAAACACTATCCAAACCTGAAACATTTCCTTCTACGATTTTCTTGTAATCATCTGTTGTCACCGCACGATTTTGTGTTTCGTATGTTTTTGGTGCGTTAAACTTGATACTCTCTACGGTTTCTTTATCCGAACCACCAGCAGCTGCATTTGATGTTACAACCGAAACAGTTGAGTATCCGCCCACAGTCCCTGCAGCAGTAAAGGTGTTCGCACCATTTACGTCACCCCCCTCTGATATCAGTGCTTCAAGAAGAACTATATTTCCTGTAACTGGTTTTCTTCCCAGCACACCATCTCCAAATTCCACTCTAAACTGTCCATCAGTACTTTCATTCAAAAAATAAACATTGGATGTGGAGTTGATGGTTGTTATATCTGTTGCTTTTGTATAAGCGGACACATTAGTATCGGCCGCTGACTCTTGTATAGTAACAGTCAATGTATCAGTATCGGTATTCGCATTTGGAAGTAAAAACTTCTGGTCAGTATTTGCTGTATTGGCAGTATATCTAAACGTCAACGGAATCCCCTGAACCAATTCTACTCCAGATGCAACATAAGCACCAGCATCAGCAACTACTGTAGATGAACCAGAAGTACAGAATACATAAGAAGTTCCATTTACAGAAGAAGTAAATTGTGTGAACTTGTCGATTGTAACTGTTGCTGGTGCATCGTCTGGTGTGACTGTGATAGACACATTTGCTTTTGCTCCAGTTGTTGATTGTGGTGTGTATCCCAACATAGACGCTTTAGACACTACCGAATCTCTTAGTTGAGCAGAATCCAAAAAGGATTCACTTGCGAGCATATTGACATAGTATGCGTTATAATAAGTGTTGTATGCTAATACGTCTAACATGACAGAGATTGCAGAACCACCGAAATCATGGTCTGTAAATTCTGACTGTGAACCAAAATAATCTTTTAGATTATTCTTAATTGTATCGAAATCAAGTTCTGCAATATTAAGTTTTTGTATTTCTGCCATGTATATCTCTTATGGTCTCGTAAAGACGGTTTCTAATTTTTGAGGTTGTGCTTCTGATGACACATTAAATAAAACGGAAACAACATATCGATTCTTTTCTTCCTGTGCTTCTACGTTGACACCTATCACTTGAGCTCTAGGTTCGTGTCTTTCTACAGCTTCTAATACTTCAGTCTTAATTCTCTCTACTGTAATCGGATTCATTTGTTCAAACAACAATGCTCGAATGTTTGACCCAAAATTTGGTTGAAACAATCTCTCGTTGAAGTTTGTTTTCAAAATGGAAGTAATAGCTCCCTTGACAGCTTCACCGCCAGATTTTTTACCAACATCCCCACTCATGGGGTTAGCGAACATACTGAACGCCATATCTTTATAAGTTCTTGTTGAAATAGACATAGTACCTTTATTTATTAGAATTAATCACCCGATATTAATGACAATAGAGGATCTATAGCAGCAGATCCGCCCATCATCATAAAACCAACCGAATAGTCTAAACTATTGGGAGGCCCGTTTGTCGCGTTTGCAAGAGCATCCTTAATAGCATTGTTTCCACCAGATGTTGATGGAATAACCAGAGAGTAAACACCCGCATCAGGCAATCCTGTTGTGAATATTCTTAGTATTCCTTGAATAGCATCATTCAACTCTTCCAATTCTTCGATCTTTGTATCCAAATATGATGAAAGTTCATTTATTTGTTTAATTGCATCAGCCGCAAAATCTCTCATACTATCAGTAAATACGCTAACAGCGCTAACCAAAGATCCAAGTTCCGTGATAAGGTCTATTAATCTTACTGGTTTAAAATTAGGTGGAGGAGCCTGGCCTTTTTTAACTTCTAAAGTTTCGGTAATAAAACCCTGCACTAAATTTTTAGTTTTAAATCTTTCTGAGGGTATTCCACCACGAGCAGGTGCTCCAGACCCATGTTCTTCTATAACACTTTCTGTGCTAAGTACCGTCAATAAAACATTGCCTGGTTCTCTTACTACTTTCGCAACTGCTCCAGCTTCTGCGGGATTTAAATCATTAATCAGTTTATATCCGTTTTTACTAGCATCATTAATGATTTCCATCGAATTTTGATCAACATGAGCGCCATCATTTTTAACGTATGCTACTTTTTGTAATAATGAATTTTGTCCGAAACCATCAAGTGCAAGTTTATCAAGTCTAGATAAACAACTAATTGTAAGTTTTCTAGAAACATAAGGATTGCCTTTTGATGCCTCTAATGCATTTAATGTGACCATATCATCCGTTGTCTCTACTTTGGAAACATATCCCATCGCCCTATCGTCTGATATAAGTTCATCTGCAGAAGCAACTGGCCTTGATACCTTATCTGGAGTTTTCTGAGATGCTACAACCAAATCTCCTACCTCAAACTCATCGGGAAAGTTATAATAATATCTTGAATCATTTGGAGCAGGAGCGGTTTCATTCCATATTCCAGTACCTTTCAATAACTCTTTTAACTTCTTTCTATCCTCTGAAGTACCTCTTATTCCACAAATATTTGTCACGTTAATTTCAGAATTAAAAGTTTCCGTATCTTGGAGAGCAGTAACTACTGTTCCTAATACATCACCTATCTCTTTGATTCCTTTCGTGAAAAGACCATTTTCACCACCAAAAAAATTAACAAATAAGTCCAATACATCTTTCAAAGAAGCAACATCTTTTGTCAAGTCAGCAAATCCAATAATAACAATGACCGCCGCGACATCCGCACTATCCGAAAATTCGGGTTTTTTATCATCTTCAGGATCATCCATTGCTGCAATTATTGTCGCAATGACTTGACTTGGGGTCATCTTAGAAAGACCAAAAACACCATCTCTTAGTGACATCACATCACCATCTTTACCTTTTGTCAAAAGTTCATCACCCAAACTTTTTCCTATAGGAACTTTGTATGTTGATTTATCGAATGTACCATTCTTTGCTGCTTCGTCTACGATTCCATTTTTTGCTAAAGCTTCTTGAAATTGAGTTGCAAGACCAGCAGTCGCTGCAGCTGCATATTGAGCAGATAATGTAAGAGGAGACAGAGCAAGTAATACAGGATTCCCTTCAGCATCTGAGGGTGTCACTTCCATACCAGTAGGAGTTACCTCTAAAATAAAAAATCCTGTACCTACAAAATCTTTCATAAAATTGTCTATTTCATCTGCTATAACAATAAGAAGTAATAGTTGAGGATTTGTTGCTCCAAGAAGCAAAACCTTCCCCAATTCTACAGCCACCTTGACAAATTGAAGATTCGCGTTCAATAATGCCGACGCCTTTCCAGCTGTAGAAGCTATTTTCTGTAGTTTATCATTTTGACCCAGCGTAATTTGAGCCCATTCGTAATCAGCCATTGCGTTCCTGTTCCTTTACCTTTTTCTGTAACTCTCTTTTTGCTTCTTTCATGACTTCTATAGACTGAATGTTAAATTCTAATAATTTTTCAAGATACTCTTTCATTTTAGGTTCTTTTTTTCCTTCACCCCATTTTCCCCATTCGGGCGGTTTATTGGTTGTATTCATAATATTCTGACCTTTTAGATTTAATGTTTTCATAAAGAGAATCTATGTCCTCTATTGCTGATAGTATTTTTGCATATAGTTTTATTTTCTTTCCAGCAAGAAAATTGCAATGAGAATAGATTGTGTTTGCGTAAC